GAGAAGGCGCGGGAGATTACCGCGCGCAACTGGAAGACGCTGGCCGCTGTCGGCACCGCCGAACTCTTTGACCGAATCCCCGACATGAAGTCTCACGAGCTAACCATCATGAGCGCGGTTGCCACGGAGAAATCAGAGCTGCTCTCAGGCGGCGCCACGCAGCGCGTCGAGCATGTCACGGCACCAGCCGCCGAGGCTTGGGATACGTTCGTGGCCGGACTCAAGGCGCGTGGCGATGTGGTGGATGTGGCGTTTGAACCGGTCGAGGTGAGCGGAGACACGCCCCAAAAGACCGCTTCCGCCCTCCCGCCGGTCAACTCCACCCCGAAACCGGAGATCATCGATGCTGATGTTCAACGACTTACGCTATAACCGAATACTATGTCCAGAATGTATAATGGAGCCACAGCGATTAACCCCTCGCACATTCCTCTGTACAGAGGGGGGGGAGGGGGTCTGACTTGATTTTTTCTTCGCAAACCCCCGACCGGTAAGCCGCCGCAAAATTTTTCACAAAAACACCCATGCAAAACCTCATCGAAAAAGCCAAAGCCGCCTTCAAGCCTCAGCCTCAACCCCAACCCCAACCCGCCGCCAAGCCTTCCGGTCCCAATCCGGTGTCTGAACCGGTAGCCACCCCGCCGGTCGAGCCGGTCACAGCCGCCGAGCCAAAGCCGGAAGCCAACCTAGTCGCCGCCCCCAAGTCCGCCAAGGAGCTGGCCGAGGAGACTGCGCGGCAGGTTGGCATCCTGCAGGGCGACGAGTTTGCAAACATCAAGCTCTGCAAGGCGCAGACCCCGCGAAACTCGCACATGCTGTACATCGAGGGCGTGCCGCGGTGGAACGTGCGCGCGATCTGCTGGGTGAAAGACGCTGAGAGCTGGAAGCCGGTCTGCCCGCCGCATGACACGCTAAGGGTTAAATACACCGGCATAGCCACGACGGAAGGCGTCTTGCAGTTTGAGTCGAGCGACATCTCGAAGCGCAACCGTCTCAGGAGGGCACAATGAGCGTCGCCGCGACCTCTTACGTCTGGGAGAAGAGCGAGGCAGAAGGCGCCGACCGGCTGGTGCTGCTCGCGCTGGCTGACTTTGCGGATGAGTACGGCAACTGCTTCGGATCTTGGGGCAAGCTGTGCAGCAAGACGCGCTTGGCTCGCTCAACCGTTGCCCGCTCCTTGCGCCGCCTGCAGGACTTCGGCGAGCTGGCCATGGTCGAGAAGGGTCATCGCCGCATCGCCGGAAACGGCTCCGAGGCGACCGTTTGGCGCATTGTCGGACTGGCGCCGGAGATAGGTGTCAAATTGAGACGGGTCCAAAATTTGGACCCAAGTAGTGTCACGATTGGACCCAAGGAGTGTCAGGATCGGACCCCAACTATAAGTAACAATAAGGAACATCTATTGGGTGACACTCCGGCGACTTCGTCGCCTTCGCATCCTCCCCAAAAGGTCGTAGCAGCAACCGGCGCCCCCGAACCCAAACCGCGCAAGGCCAAGGTCGAGGGCATTGAATCTTGGTCCGCCGACCGCCCCCTACCCCACAGCGTTGGCTTCCGTCAATGGTGGGGCGAGTTTGTCGAGTTTCGCCGCGGCAAGAGTAAGGGTCGTCATCACCCGCTGACCGATCAGGCCGCGCGGATCATTCTCGGCGAGCTGGCCGCGGTGAACGAGTGGCAGGCGGTCGAGGCGATCAAGACGGCGATTGCGAGCGGTTACATCAAGCCATGGGTGGACAAGTTCCGCGGCAAGAATGGCGCCGCGCCGGTTGCCCCTGCCCCGCAGCGCTCCGGTCCCAGCGCCCTAGAGCGCAGCCTAGAGCGTGCGCGCATGGAGGTGGCAGCGTGATTGAGGTGCCGACATTCGCGCTCGAAAACGGCGACCACTCGGCGGTGACGGATCGCGGGTCGCTGCTTTCAAGTTTGCGCAAGGGCGATGTAAGCGAGTTTGAATTTTGCAAACAAGCAACGCAGCGCGGATGGAGGGTTCGCCACATGAGCGGCGCAGAGCAAAATTACGACGCAATCATTAGTAGAGAAGGCGCGCGGTCCTTATTTGTTCAGGTAAAGCGTTGCGCATACTTAAAGGATAAAAACGCCTATCATGTAAAAAACGAATGCGGGAGTGGCTTATATTGCAACCACGCCTACGACATTTTGGCGGCGCATTTGGCCGACATCGATAGCTGGGTTTTTTATACAAGATCCGAATTAGGCAGCAGGCGCAAAACCACATACACGCCAACGCAAATGCGCAACCGCAGCGTTGGAAGTAATGCCCCCGACGCTAGAGATCCCGACAACTGGGAACTTCTCGACCAAGTCGCGGCTATGTATTCGCAAGAATCTTTACCCCTAGGACAGCCCCTGTCCCACCCCCCTGTATAAATTTCCCACATCATGAAAAACCGTAAGACCAAACCCAAGTCGTCTCAGCCCAAGCTCGCTGAGTACACCATCAATCTCGAAACCATCGAGGCGTCCGTCGCCGAGGCGAAAGCCACGCTCGACGCGCTCTACCTGCTGCTCAACGCGGTCATCGAGCGGCTCGCCGAAGAGCAAGGGAGGGCCAAGAGATGAACCCTGACCTAGTGGTCGGCGAGGTCGGCTTCGGCGCGAACTTCGGCTCCTCCGCGGAGCTGGAGTTCTACCGCGCCGAGGACAAGCGCAACTCGGCCGAAATGGCCAACCTCGAAGCGGAGAAGCGCGAGCTGATTAAGCGCGTCAATCGGCTCAAGCTCGTCTTGAAGCGGTGCGCGGCACTCTCGCCCGACGTGAGCGACGAGAAGCACGAAGCCCTGCTCGCCGTGGAGGAACCGCTGTGAGCGCCGGAAAGGGCGACGCGCCGCGGCCGATAGACGGCCAAAAATACCGCGAAAACTGGGATCAAATTTTTTGCAGAAAACGCTTAAAAGTTGTTGCCCCCATGTCCGCATTTGTCCACACTTGCACGCATCAAGACCCACCGGCTGCCACCACGCCGAACGACGTAGAAACGGCAGCCGATGAGACCCGAACTTAAACAAACCCTTAAAAGCGTATGGCCCCATGTAGCAGACGATGTCATAGCGGTGGACGAAGCGTGCGACCGCTGGCTCAAGCGTCGCTACGAAATGCGCCAACGACGGAGGGAGCGCAATGAGTCCGGTGCAGACTTTCATCTACCTAGCTTTCCTCGCCCTGCTGGCTCTCGCCGTGCTGGCAGCGAGTGATGACGACGACGACAACTTTGTATGAAAACCACCACCACCCCACAAAGCCCAAACACCGAGAAGGCTGTGCTCGGCACACTCATGGCCGAGCCGAAGCTCGCCGATGAGGTTGCCGGATTGCATGGCGATCTTTTCTACACTCCTGCCCACCGCGCGATTTTCGATGCGATCAATGAGATCCGCGCCGATGGCGGTGTGCCGAATATCATCGCGGTCACTCAGCGCCTCGACGCGCAGAAGAAGCTGACCTTTGTCGGCGGCGCCGGAGCCATCACCGAGTTTCTCACGCAAGCGTGCGGCGGTCTGGCCGCGCTCGAATATCATGCGCAAACCCTGCGCGATTTGCATGGCCGTCGCTCGATTATCTCCGCGGCAGTCTCCATGCAGGCAGCGGCTAACGACATGGCTGCGAACGCCGACGAGGTGCTGCAGTCCGCCGGAGAGAGCGTCTTGTCGCTTAGTCTCGGCGCTCCGACCGACTCGATGCGCAGCGCGGCCGACATCGTGCCGTCGCTCCTCGAAGAGCTCGAAGCGCTGATGGACAACAAGCAGACGCTAGGTCTGCGCACCGGCTTCGCTGATCTGGATCAGGTAACCGGCGGTCTGCGCGGCGGAACCCTGAGCGTCATCGCCGGACGTCCGGCCATGGGTAAGTCGGCCTTGATGATGAACATCGCGGACAACCTGATGCGGCGCAAGGTTCCGGTGCTCTACTTCTCGCTCGAAATGCCCGCCAATGAGTTAGCCGCTCGCGTAGTGTTGTCGCGCGCCAACACCAACACCGAGCTGGTCCGCAATGGCTTTGTCGATATGGCTGGCAAGCGCCGCATCGGTTCCGTCGCTTTGGATTTTTCCGGTGAACCTTTGTACATAGATGACCGCTGCGGCATGTCTTTGTTGGACATTCGCGGACGTGCGAGGTTGGCCGTTCGCAGGTGGGGCGTGAAGATCATCTTTGTTGATTATTTACAGCTTGTCTCGCACTCGAATGCGAAGTCGCGCGAGAACGAGGTCGGCTTTGTCAGCCGCGGATTGAAGGCCATGGCCATGGAGCTGGGAGTTCCAGTGGTCGCCGCCGCGCAGCTCAACAGGCAGGCAGAGAACCGGCCCGACAACCGGCCGAAGCTCTCCGACCTGCGCGAGAGCGGCAGCATAGAACAGGACGCCGATTTGGTCGCTCTCGTCCACCGGCCAGCCTACTACGCGGTGCAGGACGAGGAACCGGAGCCGCAGGACGCGGAGT